AGATTGAATTTTCTGTTATTTTTGATTGTATGGCGGTAAAAAACGGACCAGAAATCAGTTTAAGATATGCACAAGGAGAGGTATTTAATTGTGATAAAAGATTTCGGGTGTTGGTTGCAGGAAGAAGGTTTGGTAAATCATACCTTTCCTGTATTGAACTGCTCAGAGGAGCTATCAATCGACCTGGGGAGGTGTATTTCTATTGTGCTCCTACTTATCGGATGGCAAAGGATATTGCGTGGAAAGAATTAAAGAGATTAACACCAAAGGTTTGGATTCAAAGCAAGAATGAAACGGATTTAAGGTTGGAATTAATAAATGGATCAACTATTGAGTTAAAGGGTACAGAAAATGCAATGGCGTTGAGGGGTAGAAGCCTAGCAGGGGTTGTATTGGATGAAGCAGCGTTTATGGATCGAGATGTATGGGCGGAGGTAATTAGACCTGCTCTAGCCGATAAACAGGGATGGGCTTTGTTTATTAGTACTCCTGATGGCACTGCAAGCTGGTTTTATGATATGTGGTGTTTTTGTGGTGAACAAGAATGGGATGATTGGAAAAGGTGGAGTTTTACTACGATTGAAGGGGGTAATGTTAAACCAGAAGAAGTAGAAGCTGCTAGGTCACAATTAGATGCGAGGACATTTAGACAAGAATTTGAGGCTAGTTTTGAAAATCTTACTGGTTTAGTTGCTGTCAGTTTCAGTGATAACAATATTGATAAAGAAGTTCAGGACTTACATATGCTGCCATTGTTATTGGGATTAGACTTTAACGTGGACCCTATGGCAGGAATTTGTGCGTACAAGCATGACAATAACCTATATGTGTTTGATGAGATCATGCTAACAGGTGGTGCTACTACTTGGGATTTTACAGAAGAGGTCGTAAGAAGGTACGGGGTAGATAGAAGAATCATTGCCTGTCCTGACCCTACGGGTAGTGCAAGAAAAACTAGTGGGGTAGGAGTTACAGATCACAATATTTTAAGAAGAAGTGGTTTTACTGTTATGAGTCCTAAAAGTCCGTGGAAAATAAGAGACAAAATTACTGCTGTTAATACTGCTTTACTTGACGCTAATGGAGATCAAAGAACCTTTATTCATCCAAGATGTAAAGAATTAATAAAAGCATTAAGAACTCTTACATACGCACCTAATACTGGTTTACCTAATAAAAACTTAGGTGTTGATCATGCTTTTGACGCTTTTGGTTATCTTTGTCTACAACAATTTAATTTGGCAAAACCAGAGACATTAGGGCAGACTGCGTTTAGAATATACTAAGAACTACCTAA